CTGCGATATACTTTGTCATTAAATGGCTTAAACTCTTGTATCTTACTAAGCAACTCATGTACAAATTCAAGACCTTGTGTTACTAGAAATTCACCTTTACGAAATTCATCAAGCATTGTTTTATCATTTCTACCTGACAACACATGTATAAGTGTTGAAATAGGATATTTATATTGCTTTTGAAATCCTGCAAGTATCTTATAATCATGAAATCCTTCAACACAATAATATCTTAATGAATCATGTAGTGTCCATTTGTCTTGTGTAGAAGCAAATAAACCAACATCTTTACCTTCCATTATTGAAAATCTGTAAAATATAGGCAATCCCATATCATAACATGTTTTAAATCTATGTTGACCTTCAAGAACAATAAGAGTTTTACCATCTTTGCTCAAACGTACCTTGATCTCATTTTCATTTCTCATATCTTTACGCTCAATAGCTTCTTTAAGCTTCGATACTTTTCCAGGTCTGATAAATCTATTACTGTCCATAAGTAAGAACTTATCATAATTAGTTGTCTCAAAAACTGGTATTAAAAATTTCTCATCTTCCTGAGATATACTTATTTGTGCTTTTGTTAGTTTTACTTGTTTCATTGTTCTTCCCCTTCTTCTTTATAGTTAGTTAAATCAAATTCAGGCAACTGGCCACTGGATATTCCTCCATGCTTCTCAATAACATCAATAACAACACTTACTGGTACATATCCATACACTGTTTCAGTTGGTTTATCACCATCTTCAGCCCAATCCATCAATAAATCTTCTTTATCACTTGGGAATCCTATTTCAACAGATGTATATGACATATCAAGACCATTTTCTTTTGGATGACAGTAATGATTCCTAGATGCTTGTACAGACATTCTAAAATTATCTCTACATATTACTATTTCTCTTGCTGGTTGATAGTCAAACATTATTCTTTCTCCTTCAATTCAAGTGTTTGCAATATGAACATTCTAGGCCCTTCATGTTTGTTATAATAATATACATATGCTTCATACTTTGTATCATCTTCATCAACTAATACTACCTGAGATTGACCTCCAGACATAAATACACCTATTGGTGCTGAATCAGGTATTAAATGATTATTAGAAGATATACCTTGAAATGTTAGACTCTTCCCATTATATGGAAATATAGCACTAACAATATTATTTACTTGACTGTCTATTTGTAAATTTTCTGCTATTGTTGTTGACATTTTTATTTTTCCTTATTGTTTATTAATATTTTTGAGGCTGCCAACAGGCATAGCTGTGGAAGGAGGTTCTTATAGCTTTGCACCATAAGAATTGTAGGATGCGGAGTCCGTATCCAAACAACCTATCTGCCACCGACAGCCTCAATTACTGGAGTTGCTCTGTCCCGCTTGGTGAGAATTACTCTATCACAGAGCTTAGTATGAAACAAGGATAAGACTGCCACATCCCACTCTATAACCTTGCGTACATCGGAGATATTTCAGATATAGTTAATTATTCTATAACTTAGATACCTCACTTATTGATGCCTATCGGATAAGATAGTCCAATAGTAAGTTTCCGTCTCTATTTCAGTACTCTCTTGAATACCTACACCAGCCTTGACACTGGATTAATCTGCTACATGGCGATGATTAAGAGCTAAGAGGATGCTACCTTTAGGGATAGACGCAGAACCTCATACCACTACGGTTTATCATGTAACCTGTCCCTAGCCGAGAAGACTACTGGACTCAGATAAACAGACAGTTCTTTATCTGTATTTTTAACGGTCACCTTCATACAATGTTAGTTACTTCAATTCAAAGCAACTCCATAAAATTTAAAATTTCCTTATCTAAAACCAAAAAATTCAAGTATTCTATAAATTCGTGATTCACGGCAATAAGACAGCCATGATTCTAAAATAATATCTGCCTTGATTATATTTTTACCAGTTGGTCTTTTTAATGTTGGAACAGTATATTTTAATTGTTCTGGTGTCATTCGTGTATTATGACCTATAGGAGTACCATCTAACCACCAATGATTGTTTCTTAATACTTTGTTTGGAAAAGCAGGAGAACAAGCTCCACATTTATCTATCAACATATCCTTGTTCGGAGCTGCTGATGATTTAAATGATGTCACCTTTTCACAATTCATACATCTAACAACTACTAAGTCTGGATGTCTCCATTCCTCATTCATGATTTACCCCTTTTACGGTCATCACTAAGAATCTCCCTTACTTTAAGTTCGAGTTTAGTTTTCTTATCTTCAACAGAATGAGCAGGTACTTCTTCATCACCTTGATACTGCTCACTATAATCAACAGGACATACACCTTGAGGTACTACACAATCCTCAAAGTGTCCTTCATTAACATATTGGTCAACAGGTATGTATTTCATGACCCCTCCACAAATGGATGTTCTGATATCACACGAGCTTTGATCCACTCACGCATTTGGTCTTCAGTCCATATATCTAGGTCTTGCAACCCGGGATGACTTGGAGGATTATCAGCAAGGTTAGACTCTTTAATCTCTAACACTTGCTCACATTCAAGAACAAAACCCCACTTAGATACCTGACGTTTAGCATCTTCTGATGATTCGGCTTCAACTGTTGAGTAACCAATAGTATTACCATAATAACCACGATACTTGATACGATACTTATTCATAACTAGACTCCTTCCAAAGGTGTTAAAGTTGATGCCCAAGTTGCAGAAGAAATGATACATATCTACAACAAGGGCACGTAATTACGATTCCATAGCAATAAGATGTGTCAATAACGACACTTCATGATCGCTTTAAGCACATTGCGAGCTTAGCGGCGAAGGGGCCTAAGCCCCTGCACCTACTTTTGCCTCAATAGCATCCAACCTATCCAACACTGCTACTAATACTGACTCGACATCTGCACTAGGGCCTGCTGGAGGAGATGGAGGTTGAGGATTCATAAACTGCTGCATCATCATCATCATTAGAGGATCCATTCCACCACCTAGACCACCAAATGCAGTACCTGCTTTGACCAGTTGACTAGCATATGGTACACGACCACGCTTAGCTGCTTGAGCATATTCAGCACCTAGATGACGAAAGAACAGCAATTTAGTCTCAGTTGGACTTAGGTTAAGACTGCCAAGAGGGTTGAGCATTGCCTCAAAGATTTGTTGAGGGTTGAACTGTACTGCCGGAAGATTATTATCGTCCATGATTACTCCTAAATTAAAGACAAGCTTAATTACTTATCCATTACACACAAAACCAAAAACAACTAAAAACCAATAATCAAAAACCCAATAATGACGGGTATAGGCTAATAAAAGGCTTTATATCAAAATAGTATAATTTTTTCTTGAAATAACTTGGGCAAATTTAGTTTTGAAGGTATTGACTTATGGTTTAAATTCAAGGGTGGTAGGGCAGGGAAAAGATAATAAATAAAGGTGTGTACATAAATGGTTATAGGTTATATAGAGTTATCTGTTGATTACTGGGTTTGTTCTCATGACGTAGTATACGTTTACGAAGCTTGAGTGTTATTATAATATAAAGTATGTTCTGGTATGGCAGATGTAATAAAAGAATTATCAATGTTGCCGATGGAGCAGCAAGATTTCATATTGGAGAATATGTCTCATGAGTATACTCCTATTGAGATAGATGGTGAGGTGTTTATGATCCCAAAGGAAGTGCATGGACTGATAGATAGTTTAATGAGACAAATAAGTAGATCGGAAGATAAACCTAAGAGTACTGTTGCAAAAGAAGCTCATTAAAGGGAAAGCTCATTATGTGTATGATCACATAAGTGAGTTTTATAAAGACCATCCGACAATAACTCCTTTGGAGGATTGGCGTGATGCAAGTGAAGGAGATTGGGTATGGAGTGATGATAAAAGGATAATACAACTTTTAAAAGTCAGCAATTCTGTAAAACATCCCGGAGATAGGAAGAATTATAAATATGCAAAAGGTTGGGTAAGAACAGTAGTTGGGAGTTTTTTAAACAGACCTAATGTCAAGATGGATACTGATTTTGACCAACATCCTAATAGATATACATTCTCCAAGAAGATAAAAAATACAGCAAATCGTGTTTATAAAAGAGATCATGTCACTAATAAGGAGAAGGATTTTGCGACAAATGTAGTTGTTGGTATGGGGGCTGTTGAAGCATATAAGAATGCTTATAAAGAACTGTCGTCAAGTAAAGCAAGAAAGAGAGCAACAATATTATTAAAACAGGAAAGAGTTATGAAAGAAATAGAGAAGTCAGTACTTGATGTAGCTAAAGAGATGGGTGTTGACCATCAGTATGTTTTAAGCAAGTTGAAATCGCTTGCTGATTTTAGTGAAGATGATAATATAGTCTTGCAGTCAGCTAAAGAGCTGGGAAAGATAGTGGGGACTTCAGGTAATACAGTTAAACAAAGAGAAGTTGGTCTACTCGGAGTGTTTCAAGGATTCTCCAATGAGGAACTTGAAGGTGCTTCAAGAGATCAAAAACAAATTGAAGAGGTTCAGGTGAATAATGAGATGCCCTAAATGTAATTCATTAAAGACGAAGAAAAATGGTACTAAGATTTTAGTAACTGGTAATAGAACACAGGAGTTCAAATGTCTTAATTGTAGCAGGTATTTTTCTATACAGATTGATGTTAGTGTTTTACAAGAATTAAAATATGTTGAACCGGGGGATATATTAGAAATATCTGCAAAAAAAGAAATAAGGATACATGGTCTTACTGATATTCATGTAGGTGCAGTGGAGCATGATTTTAAAAAGTTTGAAGAAGCTATTGGGATTATAGAAAAAGATAATAATGCAAGATGGTTTGGTAATGGTGATCTATTAGAGTTAATCCCTCCTCATTATAAAATTAATCAGAGAGGTCAGGATATTCCACCAGAAGAACAATACTTAGAGTTTATAAGAATAGTAGAACCAATAAAAGATAAATGTTTATTTATTAGAGGTGGTAACCATGATTACTTACGTTCTTTTAATATTCTGGACTTCGATGTATGTAAAGTATTAGCAAAAGAGTTAGGGGTTCCATATTATAGGATGCCCGGTTATACAAGAATAAATGTAGGAGGTGTCTTTTATAACCTTGTATCAGGCCATGGAAAATCAGGTGGTAAGAATGGAGATTTAGAATTAGATAGAATGGCTGCTGTATATAGTGAAGGAGATGTATTCTTCTTAGGTCATAATCATCAACTATATGCTAAGCCTGTAGATAGCCTAGTAATAGGTAAGGATAATACAGAAGAACTAAGGCGTAGGTGGTATATACGAGGTGGATCATTTCTTAGATATGCGGATTATGCCAGATATTCTTTCTATCCTATTGTAAGAACAG